TAAATCTTCGTTTTCTAAATAAAACCAGTCTTTGGCATCTGCGTAATCAACCTCTTTAACATCGCAAATTAAAGACATTAAACTCCCCTTGTACCCACAACTAAAACAAATATGCGCTCCAGTATCAGCATTTATGTACCATGATGGGTTGCTATCTTCTTTTCCTTTAATCAACTTATGCCCAGGACAAAAAGATTGAATTTCACTTCCCCTCACAGATACAACTTCAATACCTAATCTAGATAATACGGTTTCCATCTCTTCTAATCTCATAGGTCATCCCCAGACAATTCTCTAAACTGACCCGTATTCCAATCCCAAAGCAAAGAAGTCTCTGTAGGACCTGAGTTACGAGCAGCAAGTACTTTAAGAATTCTAGTGTCGTCTACGGTGTCATCTTCTCGTTCCAAACCAAACAATACGTCTGCGTCTTGAAAGAAGGAAGAGGAGTAGCCAATAGAGTCTGTAGTGACTTTGCCTTTACGCATCTTCCATTGGAGCACCTGAGTAGACACAACTATTGGCTTGTCTACTCTTTGTGCTAGTCGTTTTAAGGACCGAGTAATGTTAGTAAGAGCTAATGGGGTATTTGCCTCACCGCTCTGCTCATCAATCATTAAATACACACCGTCAATAAAAATAACATCAGGTTGAATAGTTTGAATCTTACTTGCCACTGCTGCAACGGTTTGCCCGTTAGCAGCATCCGTTAACCAAAAGTTATGTGGGTCTTCAGCCATGGCAGTTAGAGAAGCTCTGTATCTGGCCTCTTCTTCATCTGTAAGGGAACCTGTAATGAGTCGGTGGTGCGAAACCATAGCTCTCATTGCATCGTAACGTTTTTGTTGTTCTGTGTTTGACATTTCAAAAGATTGAAATAGAGGAACTGCTCCGTCTCTGTGAATGTTTCTAGCCATTTGTAAAGCAAGAGTTGACTTACCTGTTTTAGGAGGAGCAACTAAAACAATTAACTGACCGTTTTGCAAACCGCTAGTGGCTGCATCAATTGTTGGGAACCCTGTTGCATACCCTAACAATCCTGGGTTTGCTTTTAACTGCTGGTACTCATCCCAACGAGTCTCTGTTGTCTTAACCAAGTTGACGTCTGTGCTGGTACTAAGTCCAGCCTCTTCAATCTTAACCATACCTCGTTGAAGAGCAATAAGAGCGGCTTCATGGTCTTGTTCTTTTTCAATTGCTTGAATTGCTTCACGCAACATAGAACTAGTAGCAACCTTACGACGCTTTGAAATTAAATCGTCTAACAAAAAGTCCATTGAATCGGACAGGTTTAACACTTGATAGGTAGGGAAGTTCTCGGTTACAACTTCTAAACTTGGACACTCACCGTACTTTGAAAAGTGAGAACGAAGAAAAACCCAAATGCGACGGTCATCTTGGTCTGGAAACCACGAGTCTGTTACGCCTCGTTCAAATAGGGCAGATAAATCTCTAGTTTGAAGTGCAGCACTAATTAACTTTGCTTCGTTTGTCATAAGTTAGGGAAATCCAATCCCCAGCTCCCATACCGCATTAAGCGAATAGGAAGGTCAACCACCCCTGCAACCTCTGCTCTGTATGGCAGGTCGTCTACAAGTTTTTCTACAGATTTATAAGGAGTTGCATATCTAAAAGGATTAGTAGCGTACTGGTCTAAACTCTGCATCACTTCTACCAACTCCTCTTCGTCATGTTTGAAACTTACCAGCTCTAGGGTCCAACCGCGCTTTAGAGTAACGGAATACAAATGACTTAAAACTAAACGGTTATAATGGGTCTTTGTTTTATTAACAGGAATGATATTAAGTATTTTACGTTTGTCAACGTACTCGTCCACTATCACATCAAAGGTTACTAAAATGCGTGGTGGAAGAGAATTGCTAATATCGCCCTTCTCCATTAGAACACCTTTATCTTTCCGTACTTTAAAAGAAACTCTCTAAACTTTTCGGGGGTTTCCCTTGCTTGCGCAGTTTCTTCCATTGAAGCTTTTGTTGATACCTCAATTGGATACACTCCGTCATTTTCAGAAATTGCAATAGAAACGTATTTAGTGTGTTTACACGTACCCTTAATACTAAACCCTGGGCAGGTGCACCTCAAATTTTGTTCGTCATCTCCACTTACTTCAAAAATTCCTGGTCCTGGGTTTGTGGATTTCTGACTTAAAAAAACTTGTATTAAGTTGTACTCACTCACGTTTACCTTGAATCCCAAACTGTCCTACAACATTTAAGGCAACGTCAAAGTAAAGGGAAGCGTTAGAAAACAAATCTTCTGGGTGATACAAGGCTTCTGTATCGTGCTTACCCCAGTTTTGTTTTAAATAACTTTTAAGAGCGGGAGCAACCATATCTACAAACTCATCTGAAGTTAGATAGCCATGTTGTCTTAAATCTTTTTTATTTCCCATGTACGTTTTCCTTTGCCCACGCTTTGTACTCAAAATCTAACTCTGCTACATCAATTGTGCCTTCGTAACTTTGTTCATAAAGATATTCAATAAAATCATCATCTGCTACAAAAACTGGCAATCCATCTAGTTCCATAATTATCTCCTAAGGTCGCTTATGTTATCCATGTTTAAATATATAAAAGCCTCATTTGCAAAAGACTCTGTTGCATCTCCATAAAGTCCTGACCAGTTGGTCAACTCTACGTTGGTAGTAACTATAGTGGGAAGACCGTTGTTGTACCGAGTTCTTAAAACATGATGGAGCATGCTCTTCTGCCAACCAGAAAGACTGGCATGTTCTTTTCCGACATCATCTAGAACTAAAACTCTAACGTTGTAGGCATCGTCTAGGCTCTCTCCCAAAATTCCGTCATACAAAAGCTTGTTAGTTTCATCTTGTTCATCCATCAAGGCGCCTTTTAAATCCAATAGAGAGTTAAAGGTTATAAAGTAACAAGGACGAACTAGGGTCTTGCCCTCCCCTATCTTTAAAGCCTCTGGGGTAGCCTTCCTCATAATCTCCTGTAGGAGGGTAACTGCCACAGTAGTTTTTCCTCTACCGGGCAACCCGTAAAGAAGTAGGCCAAGACCGCAAGTCTGACGTCCTACGGCGGACACTACGTTGCCCTTATAAAGCCCTGTGAGCCATTTAGAGAGGCTATCAAGGCCCTCGGTAGGTACGTCCTTACAGTCGCTTAATTCCCAACCTATTCGAGCCTTTGGGAGAGAAGCAATCTGTACCCAAGTACGTCTACGGATTGGTAAATTATCTAAACTGAACATCAATCCTCATCATCGAATAGGGCAAGCTTTTTGGCTGCTTGGGCTTTGGCGTCAACAATAGCAGTCTCTCTCTGTTCTGGTGTAGTTACGGCAATTCGAGCCTGCTCAACAATGGAGGGGGCTATACGAATGAAAGAACGCCAAAGGTGATTCCCATCCTTGTACTTGTCATGCTGGATTGAACTAAAGAAAATATCAATCATGGCAACCTCAATAGCGCCATTGGTTTCAAAACGTTTACGCAACCCAGCGAGCGCCATAACGAAACGAGTCTGGGTAACACGGAAAGGGGGGATATTCCACATGTCCAGCATGCGGTCGGCAAATTCGTAGGCTACGTCTTTAGAGTTCCACTTAGAAACCTCTACGCTGTCCCTATGGCGCTTGCGCTTGTCCATCTTGGCGTTCTGGTCGGTTTCGAAATCACTCGTGGACTTTGAGCCAAACAGGCTTTTATACATCTCATCATTCATGCTTCCCCCGTCCTCTTTGACTTCGTCAAAGAATTTATTTGTAGCTATATAAGAGATATTGGCTTTTAGGCTATTAGAAATAGGGCTAAAGGCTATATCGCTATATAGCGTATCCGAGGGTACAGAAACCTGTACCTTCGGTGAAATTCGTAGTGCTGTTCCAAACGCCGTATTAGTTGACCTAATTATGTAGCCAGCAGACTCCAGCTCTACAATTAATTTACGACTTTTTGGTCTTCCTATACCCATAAGAGTACGAAGGGTTTCTGAATTAACCCGTAAATCAGGGTCAGACACAAAAAGGTTTAAGGCATACCTAGCATCCCTACTTAGGCTCATCAGGGCCTTTTTCCATAGCTTCTTTGATAGCGCTTGCTATAGCAACTGCAAATATTTTAGCTATCTCTTCAACAGCCTCTAATATTATATCTGAGGACTCATACTCACCCTCGTCGTCGTCTTCGTAGTCTTCCTCTTCATCATCATCCTCATGCACAGTAACCTTTACAAAATTAGATTCGTTTTTAGCCTCTTTTTTGCTGTAATCAATTGGGTTAACTTTAGTTTCAACTTCTGGCATATTCTCAAACTGTCTAGGCTTTATGTCTGTTGTTATTGACTTTATAGCAACTAGCCCATTAGTTAAATCAAAAGACGTTATGTTGTGTTTTTGAGAACACCTAATTGCCTCAACACACTCAAAATCTTCATCATCCCAAAGTATAAAAAACTTTGTTTCTCTGTCTTTATTGTCTATAACAAAGCTTGAAAAGTCTAAATCTGAGTATTCTTTATAAGTAATA